ATGAAATGTCGAAATATTTGTTTAAAAGACTTGTCGATTATCGTCGTCATTTCGAACAACTACAAATACCTTATATAGTTTATCATACAAACATCAAACCCAATAATCGACCAACATCTATAGTTTTTAAGAAGAAAGGTTCACCGATTGTTGTTCTAGGACCGTAAAATTTTCCTTCTGTACATGGTGACAAAAACAACAAGGCCAATCAGTATCGTCCAGCCTATGAGGTGATCCATGCGTCTATAGGCTTCCTGGAGCTGTGTATCCCGGGCATATTCCGCCTTGTAGCTCGGAGGTTTGAACGGCAACCACACGTACTGTCCGAACGGTACGAGCGTCGGTCCGAGCGCCGGAGTGCACTTGTACGCGTAGTCATACCACGCGAGTGCAATGTACGGAAGCCATAAAAGAAGTGCGAGTACGACAAAATTTTTGGGCGGAAGGTACCAATAGCCACCTGCGAGCAGGGCTGTAAACACGACGCACTTCAAATTGAATTTAAAGGGATACCCTGGAAAGAGACCACCGGCCATTTCTTTCATTTCCGCAGATTATTATTTGGGTCGTACCGCGTCATATACCATGCCCTCGGTGCCTTTTTCTTCGTCACGAGCACATATTTGTAGACGCGTGCGACGGCCCACTGATGCGCCGACACACCTGGTCTGGACCCGGATGTTTTCCACGCCTTGAGCCCACGATCGTACACGGTCTTGAGTGTCGAACGCGGAATACCGGTTCGGCGTGCAATCGCGTCTTTATTGAATCTCAGTGTCGGGTAGACTTTATGAAACTGTGTCGTCCATCGACTTTTTTTCGTTCGGACGCCGCGGTTCGACGTGGACATGCGTGGATGCATCACCCACCGACGACCAAGAAGCTCCTTTTCACGTCTTTGGCGCATGGCACGCGTCAGACCCGAAAAGTATCGTTGGGGCCATCGACGTGTCACGACAATGTGACGTGGTCGTCGAATCATATTTTTTCTTGAGAAAATATATGAACTCAGAAGAGATTAAATTCCTGACTAAAAAGACGAAACCGAATGAAACCGGTATGTCCATAAAAAATCGCCTTGCGAATGCACTTCAAATAGTTCGTAGACGCAAACTCATATGGCAACAGCCAAATTCAAACATTGTTCGAAAACTTCGCCGGTATCGTAATACTCGTCGTGCATATGAAGAAATACACGAGGTGGAGAAAAAAATTAATATGAATTATCGTGCAACAGCAAGAAGTTTAGAGCTTAGCAATCGCAATCGCGGATATGCACGCATGCAAAATAATGAAATTAGAGCAAACTTGCTCAGACGAATAAATCGTGCGCGTCAAACTGCCAGAGGACCCAACCCAGAGCCGATAACTGACCCAATGGTTCATAGATTTTTAAAATTATATGAAGAGAGACAAGCACTAATACCACGTGTTGAACGTGCCCTAATTGATTATTTAAATGCTACTCTAAGTATAATTCTGTTATACGTACATCCTAATCTTATACATGATCTGGAACAAGAAGAAGTGTTTTCTTTGGGTGAAGAATATGTAAAAATGTTGGAACTTCAGGCTGAAAATAAAATTCGACGAATTGTGATTGAAAGAGTTTCAAAACCTTGGGGGTATGGAGGTCGTCTACGAAAAAAATTGTTTAGCAATCTTCCGCCCATCGTAAGAAATACTCGCCGTTCGCCGTCATCTGGACGACGCAAGTCAAAGTCCGCGTCTCCGAAGCGTCCTCGGACAGTCTAAAATAACGCCGACCCCGTACTAGTCGTCCTCGGACCGCATCACAAAATACTCCTCGATCGGCTTCCGGAGGCGCTCGCCGCTCGCCGTCAACTGGACGACGCCGGTCAAAGTTAGCCCGACATCAATAAACGGGTCGTAATTCAATTTCGTCAAAATGTCCCAACGCTCGCGATACCTACGATTTGCGAGTGATCCGTGCCAGTGGTGTACGATTGTCCCGTCAATCCACGACAGTTTGAGGTTCCGGACCCGATTTTGAAAATCCACGAGTAATTGTTTGTAGTTTTTGTGAATGTTTCCAGGTGCGCTATCAAGAACCTTGCCGATGAACGCCATGGCCATGTGCCGATCGGCCGACCCAAGAATGGCCCAATCGATAAGGCCATTCATACGTGCCCAGGCTTTTCGAGTACAGGCCCATGCATATCCTGGATGCCAGTACCCGTAACGATCCGTTTTCGTGTATGGAGTTCCGCTCCCTCTATACATGAAGGCAAACCCCTTGTCCACTTTGGTGAGATCACCCGACGGACCAAGGTTAAGAGCCGAATGAAACATTTGCACAACGTCCCATGTGTCGAGTGCGTCGAGTGTATCCTCGACCCATCGTTCGTTTAAAAATGTTATATCGGCATCGATCCATGCCATTTTGGTCCAATCGTTCGGAAGAGACTGGACACCGTGATTCACAAGACTCTCCTTGATCCAAATATCCGACTGTGATGTGCATCGAATATGTCGCCATACTTTCATCTTTGGAAGTGGCGCTGCACTACGACACTCGACAACCACTATTCGTATCCCTGGTCGATCCTGGATACGCCTGACAAAATCGACAAAGAGCTCACGGCGCCGCCGAAATGCACAAAAGTTAAAGTACGGCAGGACTATATAAAGAATCTCGCGCTGGAGACACTTCATTTCTACCTAGAAACAACTTTAGTTTTTCGATCCGTTTTGACATTTCCAGAATAAATTCGACATGCTCAAGCATTACAAACATAAGCTTGATGCATTTCACTTTTTCAGAGTGACTCAGTGGGCACCACGGATCCGTCATGGCCCAGTAGGCTGCCGTGAGGTCCATCTAATGTGTATCGACAAATGTTTCATTTTGGAAATGATGCAGTGCGGCATAAAACAGTATGACATAGTTCAGGTATGGCTTTTGTTCGTCTCGTGGATCACATGGGTTCGGACTCTGCCATTGTGCAGGCTGCACGTGTATCCTATGGCAAGGGGACAAAGACAATCAGCGACGATCGAGGATTGATTCGTTATCTGATGCGTCATCGTCACACGACGCCGTTTGAGATGGTTGAGTTCAAGTTTCATGTCCGGGCACCCATCTTTGTTGCCCGCCAGTGGATGCGCCATCGGACAGCGTCCGTCAATGAAATGTCGGCCCGATATTCAATTATCCAGGATGACTTTTTCGTTCCGTCAGAGTTTCGATCTCAGAGCATTTCGGCACGCCAAAGCTCCGAAGGGTCGTTTGAAGATCCTCTTTTGCGATTCAAGCAGAAGAGTTCGTGTGACCTTGCGTTTCACACCTACGACGAACTGCTCCGAAAGGGTGTCGCGCGCGAACTTGCCCGTATGCACCTTCCACAGAGCACCTACACAGAATTTTACTGGAAGATTGACCTGCACAACCTGTTTCACTTTTTGGCGCTTCGCATGAGCCCCGACGCCCAAATTGAAATTCGAGAGCTCGCTACAAAGGTGTACGAACTCATCCGACCAATTGTTCCCGTGGCCTGCGAAGCGTTTCAGGATTATGTTCTCGACGCCGTGACATTGTCCGGTCCAGAGGTACAGGCGCTCAAAACGGGTTCAGTGGAACATTTGTCGGCTGGTGAGCGAAGGGAATTTGAGGTAAAGAAGTCTCGGCTTGTGTAATAAATGCACGCCGTATCAGACTTTCTCGATTCGATCAAAGAGTCTCTGACGGATGCACAATACAAAGAGGGTATGGAGATTTGCATGAATGTATTCAAACAAAACAAACAAAAGTTGTACCGGATGACATATCTTCGGCCGTATACATTCCTGGATGACCACTGTGACGATCCTGAATGTCACGAGACGAAACTGTGCGTGACATTCACGAAGGTGACTGGTCTTGTTCGACTCGACGACAGGGCAGCCGAGTCGATCCGCGAGTCGAATATGTTTATGGGTTCACTCGAAGACATGAAATCATTTATTGATTTAGGACTTCTTCATTCGTTTCCGAGCGACCAAGAGGATCTTGGTATTGAACTTCAGTGGTATGAATTTCCGGTACTGAAACTCGAAGACCTTTCAGTTGCTGAAGGCCAGACCGGCCATTCCGGACTGAATGCGTAGCACGTTGTAGTTGACTGCGAACAGCTTCTGGACAGTCGCCTGCGAGTTGGACTTGATGGCGATCCAGACGGATGCATTGTCGATGCGAGAGAAGTTGCAGGTTCCGGTGGGCTGGTGCTCCTCGGGCTGTAGGGCGAACGAGTAGCAGTAGATGCCGGGGTAGGGGGTGCCGGTGTGGTGGTAGAAGGGCTGCACGCTGTTAAAGTACTTGCCGGACTGCTCCTTAAAGCGGTCCTGGCCGTTCAGGATAATCTTCCACTGGTGCAGAGGACCCACCTCGAAACCGATGGTGGTGTTGGCAGTGGCACCAGACGGGGTTCTCTGGGTACCCTCCTCAATCCAGAACACGTTTCCGGAGATGACGTTCGAAGAGATCAAGTTGGAGTTGACGATGGAAGGGTTGAATGGTAGGGCGATGTATGTCGTCTGGTTAGGTGTTCCGGTAATGTTAGACCCAGGCGCCAAGTTGGTTCCGGCGGTGGTGAACAGGTGAGGTACACCAGTCAGGTGGGGCAGGAGGTAATTGCCAGACTGGACGAAAACCGTCGGGTCGCAGGTTACGTTCACATTGGCCGTACCAGTGGAGAAGTTCCACATGCCGTTGTACTGCGACGTGCCCTGAGACGCCGCAGTCGAGTTCTGGATGCACCAAATCAGCTCCTTCACGGGGTGGTTGAATGTCACACGGACCGTCAGAGGAGAGCCCTCAGAGCTTGAAGCGTTTGTAGGTGCAAGCGTGTCACCACCGGTGTGCTGCACCTGCTCAATCAGATACTCGTGACCCTTCTGGGCGAAACGACGGCGCTCCTCGGTGTCCAGGTAGATGTAGTTGCCCCACACCTCGAAGGAGCTGGAGGAGGTTCCGAAGTAGGAAGTGTAGTAGGCGGTCGTATCGAAATCCAGACGAACCTCGTGGTACTGGAGGGCAATCAGAGGCAGGTACAGGCCAGGGTTGCGGTTGAAGAAGAACAGGAGCGGTAGGTACACCTTGGGCGTAGACGTCTGGGTCGTGTTCGGATTGGACATGGTCGTCATCTTGCCCCAGGCGTACTTGTCGGACTCGTTCAGGAACAGCTCAGCGTATAGGCGCCACCAGGTCTGGTAGTGCTTGTCGATGCGCTGACCACCAATGGTGAGCTCAACTGCCGCCACGGCACGCTCGGCGACCCAGTTCATGTCAATCGCCGAGTTGGTGGACGTCAGTACGACAGAGGCACTCGGAGCCACAGGCTGAAGCGCCAGGTGCATGTTGCCAATCAAATCACCATTGCGGGCGATCGTCACAGACAGACGAGTCTGATTACCCACCGTGCCGCTCACCGTCTGCTGGATCGTCTCCATGGCAAAGTTGGTGTGACGCTTGTACACCGCCTGGAAGAACGTCACCTTGGGGTTACCCGTGAGGTAGACATCCTGTGCGCCGTAAGCAACCAATTGCATGAGACCGCCAGCCATTTTGATCTAAGCGGAGAAAAAATTCGCGTCTGGAAACTCATACTTACACTGGGCTATGACTTTGCATTTTTCGATAAAAGTTTGTGGATCATAAAGTCTTTTCATATAGTTGCAATCTTTACAGCACGGAACACAGTTTTCGAAAATATAGCCCTGATCTGAGTAAAGACGATCAATTCCGTTGAGACGAACATCAAGATCAAGATATCCACAGTACGTACATTTCTGTGTCATCATTTCACTCGCTTGTTCGTTTGTTAGTTTCCAGTCCAAACCCTTGATAAATGCGTTACGTATATATGTTCCTATTCTTTCATGTACATTCAATTTTTTCCATAGGCTGATACGTTCTTTATTCTTTTCGGATTCGTTCCATTGGCATGTCTGGTCCAAGTTGTGTGTATCGACAATACCAGCCATCTTCTTTTCTGCAGATTTTAGCCTATACATATCACCGCGTTCTTTCTGAAGTTGAGTATGATATTCTTTACGTTCAGGTTTTTGATCATTTTTTTTTCCTTTTTCGCGACACCTGCGACATGTTTTAAAAACCCGACCATCTTCATTTTCAAATTCAGAAAGTTGTTGTGGACCTCGAGTACAATTTGTACATTTTTTAGTGTCCATATATAATCTAATCAATCTTATTGTTTAAACCAACTAGGCGGATTATTATAGTAGGACTTAATTGCTGAAGGCCAATCCTCCCATCCCGGACTGTATGCGTAGCACGTTGTAATTCACGGCGAACAGCTTCTGGATCGTCGTCGCGGCACCGGACTTGATGGTTACGGACACCTGAGCGTTGTCGATACGAGAGAAGTTGCAAGTTCCGGTAGGCTGGTGCTCCTCGGGCTGTAGGGCGAACGAGTAGCAGTAGATGCCCACATACGGCGTGCCAGTGTGGTGGTAGAAGGGCTGCACCTGGTTGAAATACTTGCCGTTCTGCTCCTTGAAACGATCCTGGCCGTTCAGCACCACCTTGAAGGTGTTTAGAGGACCAGACTCGACACCTGCGAAAGAACCTGTACTGAAGATAGGAGTACCCTCCTCAATCCAGTAACAGTTGCCTACAGCCTGACTTCCACCGCTTAGACCAAACACAGTGAATGGGGTAAAACCTCCCAAGTTCACCAAGTGAGGCACGCCTGCGAGGTGAGGCAGAATCCAGTTATTGGATGCTACAAACGCCTGCACGTTGCAAGTCACGTTCACGTTTGCGGTGCTCGTGGAGAAGTTCCACATGCCGTTCAGGTTCGTACCATAGTTGTTAAGGCCGGCAGTGGCGTTGGGTGCGATGGTCGAGTTCTGGTAGCACCACACCAGCTCCTTCACAGGGTGGTTGAAGCTCAGACGGATCAGCTGGATGGTACCCTCAGAGTTGGGAGCGGTTGCCGTCACGGTGTCACCACCGGTGTGCTGCACCTGCTCAATTAGGTACTCGTGGCCCTTCTGGGCGAAACGGCGGCGCTCCTCCGTGTCCAGGTAGATGTAGTTGGCCCACACCTCGAACGCGTTGGTGGTGCCAAAGTATCTGTCGTAGTAGTTGGTTAGGTCAAAGTCTAGGCGCACCTCGTGGTACTGGAGGGCAATCAGAGGCAGGTACAGGCCAGGATTGCGGTTGAAGAAGAATAGGAGCGGTAGGTACACACGAGTGTTCAGGCCAGATGCGGACGTGTTGGAGCTGGCCAGAGTCGTCATCTTGCCCCAGGCATACTTGTCAGACTCGTTCAGGAACAGCTCGGCGTATAGGCGCCACCACACCTGGTAGTGCTTGTCGATGCGCTGACCGCCGATGGTCAGCTCCACAGCCGCCACGGCACGCTCAGCGATCCAGTTGGTGTCGTACACGGTGTTGTTGGACGTCAAGTTGGCCGTGATGGGGGTCAGAGCCACGTGCATGTTGCCCACCAGGTCACCGTTACGAGCAATCGTCACGGACACACGGCCGTTGGCAGCCGGGGAACCGTTGGTCGTCTGCTGAATCACCTCCATCGCAAAGTTGGTGTGACGCTTGTACACCGCCTGGAAGAACGTCACCTTGGGGTTACCCGTGAGGTAGACATCCTGAGCACCGTAAGCAACCAATTGCATGAGACCGCCAGCCATTTTGATCTAAGCGGAGAAAAAAATTCGCGTCGATTCAGCCAAGACTTTTTATGCGCACTGGTTAAATGTCCGACACTGAGGAGCTTCCGACCGTTGACGAGGAGGAGTATGGCGAGGATCCCATTTTTGCCCTCCTGGCTTCCGAGGAGGGTGAAACCATCCCGACCATCCTGGACCGTCTGGCTGCCTCGACGGATGCCATCGCGAAGCATCTGGAGAAGCAGAATGTCATTTTGGTAAAGATATTGTCGGCATTGACAGCCAAGCCAGCTGCTTAAAATTTTCTTGCACTGTACTACCATGAACAAAGTGCACACGATCGAGAAGGACCAAACCCCTGAACATGAACACCAAATCCGAATGGAGATTTTGCGCTCCGAGGTGAACTCTCTCAGCCCAGAGCGTCTGGAGACATTCATCGGACAACTCGAGGAAAAGATGGGCCTAACCTGCAAAGGTGATACGGCGGCGCCGATCACCAACGGGTTTCGCCAATTCTTACGGGATGACCAACTAGACTCGAACGGCATGCCCCAGAATGTCGATCTCGACCGCATCGTTGAACAAAAACGTCGCCTGGTAAACCTCTTCTCCGAGCTGTACCATCGTTCGAATGAACTTGGCCTGAAGGACACCACCACCCTAGACGCGAACGGCGACGAATTTCGCCTGGCGTTTCGGATCATGCGTCTCATCGAAGCGGCTGATGACGCCTACGAGATTATCTACAGATATTCAAGATCTTTTGACCGGATCAACCGGCCAACCTGTGTCGGCGGCGTCACCGACGAAATTGACTCGTCGCTCTTCCGCTGCAAAACCATGAATGAAGACCAAGAGTCGGACGCGAGCCCGTTCCAGAAGTTGCTCCTGTATCTCCTGAACCGCGCCTATCTTATGAAACTGCGCCGGTACAAGGGACAGTGCTGCAAACAGATTGAAACGTCGGACGGGCACCTGACCAAGGCTTGGAAGCCCCAAATGGAAATCAAGGAGTTTGTCTACTTTTACACACAAAAGGAGGACAAGATTGACATGTGGAAAAATTTGACGAGCAAGGGTGGAATTGTTCGGGACACGATTCTGCACCTCACCAACTGCCGTGACATGCAATTTCCAGAGATTCAGAAGAACCGTCACGTGTGGTCTTTCCGTAACGGCATCTTTGTCGGTAAGGAGTGGAACGGCCAGTACACGACTCGGTTTTACCTGTACGACACACCAGAGTATGACGCCCTGGATCCAACAATCGTCGCCTGTAAGTTTTTTGACCAAAATTTCCATGACCAGAGTCACATTGAAGATTGGTACGACATTCCAACCCCAAATATGCAGCTGGTCATGGACTATCAGCGCTTCCCCAAGGATGTTTGCAAGTGGCTCTACGTCTTCATCGGTCGTCTGTGCTTTGACGTGAACGACATGGACAGCTGGCAGGTGATTCCGTTCCTCAAGGGTATCGCTCGCTCTGGAAAGTCGACTCTGATTACAAAGGTGTGCAAAAAGTTTTATGACCCAGAGGATATTCGGACGCTCTCAAATAACATCGAGAAGAAGTTTGGGCTCTGGTCGATCCATGACGGGTTCATGTTCATTTCGCCTGAGGTGAAGGGTGACCTGGCACTTGAGCAGGCGGAGTTTCAGTCGATTGTGTCCGGTGAGGATGTGTCGATTGCACGCAAGAATGACAAGGCACTTTCGATGACGTGGAACGTTCCTGGCATCCTGGCCGGAAACGAGGTTCCTGGGTACCGTGACAACTCTGGATCGGTTCTGCGGCGTCTGGTGACCTGGAACTTCATGCGTCAGGTGGCGACGGCCGATCCCCATCTGGATGAAAAGCTTGACGCGGAGCTACCAGCTATTTTGTGCAAGTGTGTCCGGGCCTATCTGGATTACGCCCAAAAATACAATGACCAGGATATTTGGAATGTGCTCCCGAGGTATTTCAGGACGGTCCAGGAGCAGGTGGCGATGCTCACGAACCCGCTCCAGCACTTTTTGTCTTCCGAAAAGATTCGCTACGGACCCGACATGTTCTGTCCACAAAAGGTGTTTGTCCAAATGTTCAATCAGCACTGCCAAGAGAATGTGCTTGGTCGGTGCAAGTTCAACCAGGATATGTACGCCGGACCATTCTCGGCTCGCGAAATCGAAGTGCGGCACGAGGCGTGCACCTACAGCGGAAAGGCGTGGCCACCGCAATCGGTCATCTTTGGTCTGGACGTCATCACGACGGACATTTTAAGTGTTGATGTATAGTATGGTGAGCCGGGAATCGGCTGCGCGACGAATACAAAGAGCCTACAGACAACTTCGAGTGACAAGTCGAACAGTCACCATAAAGCTTCGTCAAGGTGATTTTGTCGTCCCAGACAAGTTACCGGCCGGTGTTACATCATGTGAAGGCCGAGTTCTTATTGGGACATCACCTATATTTCGCCTCACCGCTACAGGATCAATTGGTTCTCCTGAACGTGTAAAACATTGGTACATTCGTCTGACACAAGGAGGATATGCAATCTATCACACAGGCTCACGAACACTGCAGGTGATGACAGCCGGCGACACATCATTTGAACCAGTCATGCGAAAGGTTCTTCAGAAGTTCTTTATCGGAAACCCAAAGATTGAGTCGTACAGGACGACAAATCTGGATGGCCAAATGGTCTTGTCTCGTCGAGTAGATCTTGAAGTGCTTGGTCAATACCGATTCCAACTTCCGGCATCCGTCGGAACCATCTTCGACAAGGTTGAGTTGTTTTCGGGCGGTGTAATTGTCAAATGGGTCTCGCCGCGCGTCACGCTCATCTTTTTCGAAAATGGAAAAGTATCCATCAAGGGGACACTTGATCTCGGAAACGCAGTACAGGTTCTCAGGGATCTCATACAGCGCGTCGGTCCAACAATGTTCAGAAGAACTCGGGGTGAAAATGTTTCGCGATACACCGAACGACTCAATGCTCTCTATCCTTTGGCACCCAACTGGGCATACTATTTACAACCAAATAACTCTCATATGTACTCCATAAAGTCTGGTTTCTACGTTCGGCCTGGTCCAAACAAAAAGGCACGGTTTTACCGTATTCCAAAAAACCCAGCCCTGGTTCGCGCCAAGGTGCTCAAGGCGTATGCGAATGTCGGTGTGCATGTCCCTCAATTTGTTCGGAATGTTCTTGGTATCGAAAATAATGCACCACCAGTGACACGTAACGGTCCGCATCGTGCTCCAAATTGGTCCGCGATGAAACCAGGATTTTATGTGAAACCGGGCCCTGGAAAACTTCCATACTTTTATAAGATTCCGGCCGGAAAGGCTTCGGCGCGCAAGACTGTCATCAAGGCGTATGCGGATGCAGGCGTTCGTATTCCCACACCGGTTCGAAACATTTTTGGAATTGTCAATGAAGCACCGAGTGGTCCACGGCGTCACGTTATCCGCGGAGAGACAATCAACGGAAAGATGTATTCGCGATATACTCGCGCCCAGTTGCTCAGTATTGCACGCGAACTCGGTATTGCAAATGTTGGGGAACGAAACACACTCGCGACTATTTTTGGACGGATAAAGAATGTCCAAAAGTCGGCTTCGCCTGCAAGTCCCAATTTTGTCATGAACGGCGTGCCACACATTTTACGGAATAATGGTCGTGTCGAAAGAGGAGGCCGTGCCCGTCAATTTAGCACGTTATCACGTGAGAACCAGCTTCAGATTGCCGAGTCCTTTATCGGAAAAGGGACTCGGCTCAACCATTTCAAGACACTTCCGCGCAAGGATTGGTACAAGACACTTTTGGTGATTCGAAATTTGCGTCGCCGTGGGCTTGCTTCACCGCGTCGTTCGCCATCAAGTGTCGGTTCAAATTATCTGAAAGAGCTCGAAGAGGCTCTCAAAGAGTAATCTTCATCACATCCATAACCTTGTGCACCATGTTGTACAGTTCGTGTTGCTTTTCCGGTACAGACACAAACTCGAGTTCAATCTGATACTGAGTCTCCGCCTCAGAGTCTGGATCATCGGGGTCACCAGTCACAGCCGTGACGTCAATTCGAAGGTTTTTGCGAAGGAATGAGGTGCGCTTCTTGCTCTTTGAAGAGATTGCCTGTTCGTCATCTCGGCGCTCAAAAGGCTTTTCGGTTGAAATACCGAGGCGTACATCAAATGGGTGACCTTCGAGTACGTAGTTCACCTTTTCGACTGGCTTTTTAATCACCGACTCTGTCACCTCATCCAGAACATTGTCGTACGTGACTCGGCCCCCGTTTTCAAAGTAGTAGACGGTCGAGTCCGTCTCGGTCACCTCTTCCCATTCAGTGTAGCGGTGGAGGCGTCGCAGCACCTTTTCGTACGTCTCTTTGGTGACGTCCGTGTCAAACATTTTACGATTCGCCTTGCCGAACCGAATTTCAATTTCGTGACCCGTTGCATACTTGCGAATGACGGGCTCGAAAACCTGAAACATTTCCATTACTTAGAGCTTGGTGTCAACCTCTAAGTAATGGGACGACGTGTCGGTCTCGCAAATAGGGGCCAGACGTGCTTTCTCAATTCGGCACTCCAGTGTTTAAGCCATGTTCCAGAGCTGTCAAACAGGCTTCTTAAGCAGCCTTACGAGGGAGATTGCGCTGTGACACGCGAGTATGCCAAGCTCGTTCGGACCATGTGGTCCAAGGATCGCCCAAAGGTGATTGATCCTGCAAGTTTTCACGAGGCGTTTGTCAAAAAGTTTCCTCGGTTTGCAAACCAGGAACCACACGATGTCCAGGAGGTGGTTCTGGAACTCATCGACACATTTGAAAAGTCCCTCGGTGTTGGCTTTGTCCAGAGTGTCTTCAACGGTACAGAAACCCAGGAGGTGACGTATCCAGGGGGCACCTCCAAAAAGGATTCGGATGTAACGCTGATTGTCGTCCACCCGACGCGTCAGGGTCAGAGTCTGGAAGAACTTATGCAGCAGCGTGGGTCCTATCACGCATTTTCAGGGTACGTCGACGACATGGGACAAGAATATCACGCGGCTGTGACTAGAACGCTTTTAACCAAGATGCCTCTGACGCTGATTGTGTCTTTCGGTCAATACGACAAAAAGTATTCCGTCAAGGTTCCGCATAAATTTGAAGGGTACATTTTGTTTGGACTTGTGATGCACATCGGGAGCACAGCCGGTGGTCACTATCTCAGTTTTGTCAAGCACAAGGGTGTGTGGTGCTGCGCGGATGACGATACAGTTGTCGATCGTGAACCACCAGAGACGGGTCAATACTACTTGGCATTCTATAAAAAATCTCTCCAAAAGGTAACATGAGTAACACACCTGCAAATGTCATCCAGAACGCCAATAAACAGTTGGCGGCTGCGACGACGAATGCAACAGTAAACTATGCAAATAAAGTGACCAACGCTATTGTCGCGAGTCCGAACGGGAATGCGTTTGCCAAGAATGTCCGCAACGCAAAGAATGCGTACGTCAAAGCGATGACGAATGCACACAACCGCTACATCCAAAACATTGCCAACGCCAAGGCAAAACTCGGGTAGTGTTCTCACCCGTGGACGTTCATATACATTTACTTAAAAATGCAGGTGACTCCAGTTGACCCCGTCCGTATGGCCGAGACCGCGAAGCGGTACCGCGATCGTGTTCTCGAACTCCAAAAGTCCAGGCGGCACACAGTTCTTCTGACCAAGGTTCCGGATGCTCCTCCAGCCGAGAAACCAAAGGAGGCGGCCAAGTGTTCGGCACAGACACTCGAAGGGCGCAAGTGTACTTACAAGGCGACCCATGGATGTTTCTGCCGAAAACATTTCCTCATGAAATAAATAATGTATGTCCAGGCCTTGTTGATCAACGCGATCATCATTTTGTTGGTACCACGTATCCTTACCAAACCGATCGGTGTTCAGTTCATAGATGATTTTGTAAGTTATCTTCGGGCGCAGCAGACGTTTTTGTTGTCATCGTCGCTGATGCTTGCGCTCGTAATCTACTTGACAAATTACTGGCTCGAGAAGAATGAGGCAGCCTCACCCACAAGTTTCCGTGTCTCGGAGTGATCCCATGATGTAATGCGTTCTGTGGCGCATGTTCGCATGTGCCGCACAAGATCCACCAGGACCGGGTTGCCCCATACCATGTCCCGTGTGTACAAAAAGTCATCCTGGCCGACAAGACGGCGTCCGGATGCGACGACAAATGGTGAGGCTGGAATGTACTCCTTCAGGCCGCCATAGTCAGTCAGAATGACCGGTTTGTCGCGCATCGCCGCCTCGACCGCCCCCATTCCTACGCCTTCTGAAAACGAACAGTTGACGTAGCAATGACACGTGGCATGAACCGTCTCGAGTTGTTCATCAGACAAAAGACCGTTCAGTACGACGACGTTTTGTTGCCGGCACACAAATGGTTCCTTGCACGTCGCCTTGAGAACCAGGCGAACGTCCGGCATGTCAAGTTGCCTGAGGGCCTCGAGGAGCATCGGAATGTTTTTGCGCGGGTCAGCCATGTTTCCGATGGTGTAAAATGTATACTTTTCAATTTTGGGTGGCGGAACTGGTGATCCAGTGGCGGTGTGACGAAGAAGAAGCCAGTTTGCCTTTGGAAACTGCCTCGAAAGAACCGTCCGACAAAACTCGCTCGGGACGTACAGTGTCTTGTATCGCCGTACAAGTTCGCCATAGGCTGGGTGGACCGTTTCGGTTTCACAGACTGTCATCACGAACGTCTTTCGGCACTGCGCAAGGTGCTTGTCGGCCGCGTCCAAAAAGGCTGGAATCGGAATGAGGAATGCAAATCCGTAGTCGTACTTGCGCCCATTCGGTTGGGCCATAATTTCCGTGTAATCCCCCTGGACAAGGTCTGCATAGCGCTTTGTCACCTGTCCGATACCAGCCAAAAGTGTCGGACCGATAAAGAGCCACTTTGGCATATATAATTAAAAGTACATTGCTTTTAACAGAGTCGTGTCTTTCAGGGGCACCAAGTCCTGACGACCAGCGACGAGTTGTTTCGTCGCCTGATCCTGGATTCGTGCGATGCGTTCCTCGAATGCAACCCGACTCTCACCGGTCGATCGCCGAATCTCTTCGTCGGACGCGATATCTTTGAGGGCCATGAGGTACCCCATGGCGTAGTTGGCGTGCAGGACCCGAATCACGTCCGAGTCATCCTGGAGGCTCGCGACGGCGTATCGCGCCGCCTGTCGATAAAGGGTCTTGATGTCGTCTCGGTCGACTCGGCGCCAGAAGATAAACAAGACGAGAACGAGACTGACTATCACAAGCCACTCATCCATATATTAATATGAATTATTTTTCATCGGATACATAAAATGAGTTCTATTAATAGTTAATATTTCGATTTGAATTATTATTTCGTTTCAACGGATACATAGCATGTAGATGATCCATGAAATTATTTCTGCTAATAGGTATATTCTCATCACTAGAAAATACCCATTTTCCGTTTCTCCTTACAAAAGCTTCTGGAGTCATCCAGTTTCTTCTTCTTGCCCACCAAATGAGATTAGAAAGCGAAAAATTATTCAGTGCATGATTATTACCCTGAAAATATTGATTTACTTTTTGATTAATATTCCTGACTTTTGTAGTTCTTTGTGCTGATCCTCCGGTATATCGTTTATATGCTTCGACGCGCTTTAGATAGTTTTGCCACGTATGGATCTTTTTGCGTGCACGTAGTAGTGTATTACCTTGTAGTTTCATTCGAGTTGTTCCACTTACCTGTTCACCGGTAAGGTATTTCCTTTCGCCTGATTTTTTAATTAGAAATGGAGCTCCTTTTGGTGAATTCATAAAAACAATAACTTGACCCCCTTTGTTTGGATCTGCGACGTTAACAAAGTAAGTCGAAAAATAATACTTCCAATTTTTATTTTTGTAGGCTATAGGATTTCTATAGTTTATTTCCTCAATTTTTGTAGCTTTTATAATTTTTTTAGATTTTTGATTGGTTGGATTTAATTTTAATTTTAAAGGTATTGTTTTCGCACGTGAAACCGAACGGTTCACTGGAGGGGGTCGGTGTACAGGTACTGGTGGGGCACGAAGACCCAACGACGCAAGACCAATAGGCATCTCACGACGTTTCGGAATTGACGACCGTGAAAGAGACCGAACTGATCTAGGACTTAACTGACCGATAATTCTGCGCCTAAGTTCTGATGGAAGAGTTTCCATTTATTGTATGTACTGATTTTTATACCACGCGAGTTCGGACTCGAGCTGGTGAATTCTCATCAAGAGTTCCATCTCAATCTCCTCCTTGTGTATAAGGCGACGCTTGAGTCGTTCAATCTCGTTTTCAAACTCCTTCGAACGCACTTTCGTGTCTTTAGATTCCTGGAGTGTAATCCATGACATGTGCGTCTTTGACTTTTTATGAGCCCGAAATGTCGCGTCACTGCGGTACATAAATCCAGGGCGACAAGAACATTCAAGATGTGAAACAATTTCCATTTGTTTTTTAAATCAGCAATTTTTTAACTGGAGCTTGACAGTTAAAAAATCGCTGCCGGCAGGTGTCGAACCTGCGACTTTCAGATGACAGTCATGCATTCATTTTTAAGCACGGCACAGAGGACATTTACGGGTGTTATCTTTTGGATATCCTTCATCTATCCATTTTTGGTCTTCTTTGTTCCATCTTTCCCATTCAGGATTGGGAAGTTTTACTATTTCTTCGCCATCTTCATCTAATATGGTTTCATATGGAGGTTCAATTGGACGCGTATTAAGATCCCACATACCAACATTCATTTTCAGAAAACAATCTTTACAAACTGAGTGTTCACAATTTAGTTGCTTAATTCCGGGAGCCGTCTCTAGACACACGGGACACTCGACACTTTCCATGAGAAATAGGGCTTTTCCGAATTTCATATCACAGTTATAACACAAACCCTTTACTGAAGCCCGAGTACCGCCCGGGCATTCGTCTACCCAACCCTTGCACCATATATCAAAATTTTTGCATTTAGTATTTGATTGCGGATCATCTTCATCGCTCCATATGTTATGGACGTATCTAGCCATAGTGTGAAAACGGTGATTTTTTTTAAGTCTTATCCCCTTTACGTATATTATCAATAGCCCATAGGGGTTGTAAGTTGGTCCAGTGAAAGCACCTCTTTTGCTCTTCTGGGTCCTCGAGGTTAAATGACGCGCATGGGTGGATGTGATCGATGTGCCACTTTCCATAGTTTTCCCATGTCATTCCTTCTGTAAATTTTGATTCGAGATGGTTTATAAGATCTTCTTTGGAACACCCTGTAAGCTCCATTGTTTTCCTAGTTTTTTCCTTTACAGCCATATATAATCTACAGTGAAGAGCCATCATAGCCCTGTATTTAGGGTCTTCGTCTCGACGTTTCTGTAATGTTTTACGCCTAGTTTCATTTATTTTATCTTTATTTTTTTGATATATTTCCCTTCTCTTTCTATTGTATTCTTCTCTAATAGATTCTCGTTTATTATATTCACGTGCATTTCTACATATCTTACATTCATATGGTTTTTGTTTACCTTTATTTGCAAACATTGAATGATGTTTTTCTTTATTACAAACTTTACAAGTCAAAAGTTCGTCTTCTTTTGGTACCCATTGATTTAATCTACAATCTTTGCATGTACCCCTTTTTCCGTCTGAGTATCTTGCATCATTTGGAAAAAGATCGAGTGGTTTGACTGTATAACATTTAAAACACTTTTTTTCCATTGGTAGAACATGAGACAATTTTTTAACTGGAGCTTGACAGTTAAAAAATCGCTCCCGGTGAGACTCGAACTCACAATCTACAGGTTAACAGCAACGTCTTTTTACTGACGCCTTAACCAGTTAGGCCACAGGAGCCGATGAACCTTTTAACGACATGCTCAGGTCAAAGTTCACCCCTAGCCGGACTCGAACCGGCATCATCGATTTAGAAGATCGGTATTCTATCCGATTGAACTATAGGGGTATTTTGCGCACACCGGGAATCGAACCCGGACTAGAGCCTTGGAAGGGCGCCGTACTACCACTATACTATGTGCGCGCCGGTGTTGAAATGTTTCCATTTCAACTGCATCAGGTGGGGTTCGAACCCACGCGGCTTGCGCCAGAAGATCCCTCAGGGAAGCGAAATGCATTTCGCTTGAGTCTTCCTCCTTAGACCACTCGGACACTGATGCGCTATGTTCCATGAGGGACTTGAACCCACGATCTCTGGCTCATAAGACCAGCGCATTAACCAACTATGCTAATGGAACGACTTAGACACCGGTCGAACCAAAGCCGTCAGCGCCGCGCTCAGAATCAGCCACAGCGGTCGTCTCGACGACGTCGGCCGACTCGTACTTCTCGAGAATCAGCTGTGCAATGCGATAACCCGGCTTGATGACAAACGGGACACGCATGTCTGTGTTCACAAGCACCACCTTCACCTCACCGGAATAGTCCGGATCGATCACACCCGCCAGAGTATCCAGACCGTGCTTCACGGCCAGTCCAGAGCGAGGTGCAATGCGACCGTAGGTTCCGGGTGGCAGCTGCACGGCAACTCCGGTCGACACGACAACTCGGTGCCCCGGAAATACCACATAGTTGTCAATGCTGTACAGATCGTAGCCGGCAGCACCAACCGTTCCGCGAGATGGAAGGATCGCATGAGGAACCAGGCGAGTGACATTGAGCTGTGCCGCCATTGTAATTTACTAGAGATGAAAATCTTTATCTTCGTAAACAGTAATGAGCAGACGTTATCAGCTGCATGTAGACACATCTTCGACAGCGTCCGGAACCGTGACAAAGAATCAAAACAACCCATTTTCGTGCACAGTCAAGCTTGGGCAGACGCATCGTCGCCTTCAGGCTGTCACACTCAAGTCGGCCGAGGTACCGATCGCTTTTTACAACATTCGGTCGCCGTACAATTCGTTTTCCCTGACTGTTGGTAGTACAACAACCGTGTACACAGTGACCCCCGGAAACTACACAGCTACGACGCTTGTGTCTGCACTGAACGGTTTGGTCGGTGCGGGTACTGGTTCATTTGCCGTGAATACTATGTCGAGTCGAGTCTACTTTACTTCCGCCGTTGGAACTGTAACGATCCCAGTGGCTGCTCGGTCACTTGGATACTTTCTAGGGTTTACGGATGGTCAGTCTGGAACCGTCGTGACCGCCACCAACTCGTACAATATCAACTTTGACAATTACATCAACATCTTTATAGAAAATCTAAGAAATTCTTCTCTTGAACCCAACGTGCCTGTCACGTACAAGATACCTGTGACTGTTGCAAACGGTGGCGTAGAATACTTTTTCGAAAACACCCGATTTACTCAAAGTATTTGTACATTCAATCCTGACTTTACGATCGATCGTCTGAACATCTCAGTCCGTGATCGGTTTGGTCAACCTATAGATAACAATGGTGTCGACTGGACCTTTACGCTCGAATTTATTTCGGATACGTAAGTAAATGAGCCGGACGATTGACGGCACCGTGAGCGTCTCAGGGAAGATTCAAGAACCGCTCAAGGTTCGTCCGTACGATTTCGGCACGGATGCCATCGAACGCCAGCGTGTTGCACTCGGTCAGTCGATCATCGATGCCGACTTTGAGTACGGCCTGCAGAGCACAAAGTGGCAGTCTTACCAAGAAATCCGCAAGTACCCTTCGTTTTATGAAGTTCCAGGAACTGATGTCACGGTGACTGCTGTAACAACGGATGCAGCGACTCCTTCTATCATTACAGTCACAGGAACTTTCCCGGCGGCGACTGCGATCGGGAACGTCTACTCGATACAGGGGTTGGCAAACTCTGAACGAACTGCCGATCGAGCCGAAGGATACTTTCTTGCAATCGGTGGAACGAACAGTACAACTCTCAAGTACATGGCAAAAGGAAAGGTTGGTACAAATAGTGGCGACTCTCTTCTGACATCATACACGGTTGTTCGTCGTGGTGGTATTTTTTCAAATACCACGTCAAACATTTACGTTTCGGCTGTGGGATCGGATGGACAGACACCCTCCCTGTTGACAGCTCAGATGCCGAACGGTGCCGCACATGGTCTTATGCCAGGTACACCACTGTCTGTCTATATAAACAACGGAACAAGTTCATACATCTTCAGCTCAAATGTTGCAAACGTTATAAGATCAAACACATTTACTTTTTTTGCAAATACATCCATTACTGGATCTCTCACTGCAAACATTTATACAAATCCGTATTCGTACTACGTTCACCGACCGTTTGACGGTGGTGTACTCATCTCTCCGGCGCACCCTGTACATGGCGCAAGTGTCGTCCGTCAGTCCAAGAAGGTGTTTCGGTACCAATCCGGTAAGGGGCTGTTGTGGTCATCCGGAACGCTTTTCTGCCCGAATAATGACATTGTGAGTGTTCAGGCTGCAACAACGACAACGACAACAACGGCTGCAACTGCGGCACTCACAAATAACACATTCCAGACGATTACAGTATCTTCGACAACCGGATTTGCAGTCGGTCAGACGATTTTGTCCACTTCGGCGACAGCACTCGGTATTGCGACCGGTCCCGTCACTGTAACAGCCGTTCCCTCATCGACCCAACTAACTCTCGGGTATCCATCACAGACGACAACTTCAGTCGCAAATCCGATCGTGGTTGCAACCGTGCCACTTTCGAGTAACATTACGGTGATATGTGACATTCCACATGGAGCTCCTCAGCTTGGTGCAACGGTTCAACTCAGGGGTATTACATCCCCTGGATATAACGGAACGTACACAGTCAACTCAATTAACGATAATCGGTCTTTGAATGTTCTTTCGACATCGACGCTTATCAACTCGAATGTCGCGGTTCTCGGTGACCAGCCTCGATTCATAATGACAAACTGGCATGGGTCAAGTATCCGCGCCGGATGTTTCGAGGACCAAAACGGTCTCTTTTGGGAATGGGACGGTCAGACACTTTGGGCTGTGAAGCGGTCGAGTACATTTCAGACGGCCGGATACGTGACTGTTCAGGCAAAACAAAACGTGGTTATCGGACAAACATCGAACATTTTTCCTCAGTTTGGTATTCTCGGCGGTGCAACAGTCACAGTGTCAGCAATTTCCGCCGGTTCAACTTCAGCAGCCGTGACGGTCTCAGGTGGAACGCTTGTAAACACTCCTGTTGCGGGGATGCAAAGTGCATCTTTTGTTCTTCCATCTCTCGGATCAAACGTTTCGATCGCTTCAAGTCCGGTACCTACCAAGACGTCCTTCACAATAAATTTTCCACCGGCACCATATTCTATACCTGCCGCAACATCATTAACCACGTCAAATGGTCCAACGACAACGACATCTTCTGTCGTGACGACACAAAGTTTTGCATCTGGTAGTTCCGTAACTGTTCCGCTAAGTTCAGTAGGTTCATTAGCTTCTAGTCAAACAATGACATATTTACAACTTATTGCTATAGGAATTTTAGCGCCTCCGGGGGTCACAGGAACACTTGGTACGCCGGGTGGGACTGTAACGATTACAGTCACAGGTGCGTCGTTTACTGTTCAGCCTGTTGCATCCGGTACAACTATAAACACAAGTGGAGGCTCGGGTACAATCGGAACAACTGCATGGACAGTCCCTTCATACACGTCCGTCACAGTGAATGTAAATAATTCGTCTTATTTTGCCGTCAACTCAACAATCAGTGCAGGACAGATGACTGCTCTAGGCGTCGGGGGTGCAACACCAAACGGTACAGTCAGCGCCGTTTCGTCACAAACTCTTACAATTACTGTACCGTCAACAACATTAATAAGTTATGCTGCTTCGGGTCAAAATTTGAATGCAGCAAACAGTATATATTTCAATTACCCGTCAACACGTTTCCAAGACCAACTCAAGGTGGGTGACCGTGTGACAATTCGCGGCATGACGCATACCGTGACACAAATTCAGACACAAGGCACCCTGTGCATCAGTCCAGGCTACAGGGGAACGACCGATATTACAGTCCCAGTCAAAATGTGTAAAATTAAAGAAGTTCGTGTACCGCAAAGTCAATTTAATCGTGATACGCTCGATGGAAACGGGCCAAGTGGATTCAAGGCGGACCTTACAAAGATGCAGATGATTGGTCTACAATACACTTGGTACGGTGCCGGTTTTGTCGACTTTATGATGCGTGGCGGTGACGGCAATTGGGTCTACGCGCACCGCTTCCGCAACAACAATGTGAACGACGAAGCGTACATGCGCACCGGAAACATGCCTGTCCGGTACGAAATTGTCAACGAGTCGAACGCATGCAACTCGAGCTTGTCCGCAGCCATGGGTGCGTCCGATACGTCAATGACGCTTACGGATGACCTAACTTATTGGCCCGCAGGACCAGCAACCGTGATGGTTGATCAAGAACTGATCACGTACACGTCAAAGTCTGGATCGATACTCAGTGGTCTGGCTCGTTCGTCGAACCTAAACTACAACGTAAACGACGTTCAGAACATTTTTTATGGAAATGTCGTTACGGCTGTCACAACTGGTCAGCAGCACTTGGCCGGAACGTCTGTTCAGTTGGTGAGTGTGTCGTGCGTTCCATCTTTGACGCACTGGGGTTCGGCATTTATCATGGATGGTCAATTTGATTCGGACCGCGGATACTTTTTCAATTATTCAAATGTACTTTCTATTGGTGGAGGTGTATCAGCAGCAGGATCAAACGTGTTTATGATTCGTCTCGCACCGACCGTCAGCAACGGTATTGTAGGAGATTTGGGTCAAAGAGAACTTTTGAATCGCGCCCAGTTACTTCTCCAGAAGCTCGAAGTTGTTCCTATTTCTACAGGGCAGGCTTCCGTAAACGTGACTGGTATTCTCAACCCCTCTGGGTTTGAATTAACCAGTCTGAATTGGCAAAATATCAGCAGCTCGGTATTAGGATCTCAACCAAGTTTTACTCAAGTTGCGATTCTCGGATCTGCTGGTGCAAACTATGTCCCCGGATCAGGCGAACGCATCTTTTCGACTATTGCACCAGCCGGATCACAGAATACTATCGATTTAACTGGTCTTAAAGAGTTGTCAAATGCGATTATCGGTGGAAATAAAAACTTTCCGGATGGTCCGGATACACTTATGATTCAAGTATCGGGTATTTCTGGAACAGTGAACCCATGTATTCTCAATCTCTTTTGGACAGAGGCCCAAGCTTAACAAGGATCAGAGCCAAAGCCGTCATTGAAGACACAGTGACGTCATCCGTCATGACATGAATCAACTGTTCCGGTGTCACGCGTACGTGATGCACGAGAGTATCATTTACGACCGAAGGAACAAAACTCGCGACGCTCGTCCGAATCACGTGTCGTTCGACAAAACGACCCGTCTTGTGGACGACCGGCATGGTTTTTCTCCAAGCACGCCGAGCAATGACGCATGGTTTGCGAGCGACTCTCATTACTTTTTTGGAATAAAATATTTTTATATAGAAATGTCCAGGAGTAACAACATTGGATCAAAAGCATTTTCGACCTTTGTTAGTCATCACCCTCTTACATTTTTGGGTCTGGTCCGTTATGGCCAGGTGAATAAACGAGCACATGCTGCTGCTAAAAATAGATTAGAAAACATTCGGGAGATTAGGAGGTTGTCAAACAGTAATCTTTTGCGTTTTTATAACGCACGTCCAAATAAACGAAATGAGATAAATAGAAATTCTAATTTAAAAAGACGTGTTGAAAACACAAGACGACTTCGAAACATTTTTTTACCACACGCTATAGCAGTTGAAAATTACAAACGTGCTCCTTCAAATCGCACTCATAACAATGTAATAAGAACAAGAAACAACATTCTGCGTGCATTTCATTACCCGCTCAGTTACGAGCATATAAGACGAAATATTTTTGGTATAGGTACACCTCTAAATATACTTTATAGAACTGTTCTAGGTGCCAGAGGAGAACCGGGTATATCAAATATGCCAGTTCGACATGTAATGGAATGGTCACCGTACTAAACGACGTGACGAATCACCGACTTGGCACGATTCCGACCAGCCGTGTAATTCTTGGCGATGATACGGCGAAGCATTCCTCGAGATGCATCAACCAACGGTTTGAGTTTTCTGCGCCGAGGAATGTAGTCTGCCAGGGCCATCAGACGTGCCGTGTCCTTGAGTCCCTTTTCGGGTCTGCGTCCCCGAAGCGGGTTTCGGGGCTGAATTCCCTTGTAGAGAAACGATCCAGCGAGAACCACGGCGACATTCTTGTAGAGATACTGGAGCGTCTCCAGGGGTATGCCATACATGCGACTGAATGGCCGGTGGATGTGTTCACGAGATGCACCTGGAACGTACGCCAAAGTTGTGTCGACAAAGTCCACTGGTTCTTTTCCTGGAAAGGCGAGTCTGTATGAGATGACCTGATAGACGTACTTTTTGGTTGCCGGCAAAAGTCGAATGTCTGGCACAAATGTGTCGTCCACGATGAGCTTCACGTTCATGGCTCTGTACGAACGATTGATCCAGGCCAGAAAACCAGTCAGGTGCCGAGTCATCATCTGTCGCATCTCACGAACATACAGCGCCGGACGATCCACCTTTCCACGGGTCGCGAACGTAAAGTCAAAGTCGGTTGTGTTGGCAACGCCTGGCGGAACAGTCTTCCCACGGGCTCTGAGATACAACTTGACCGCCATGCCACCCCCCAAATAGACACTCGCAAACGCCCTGTGTGACCGAAGAAGATCTCTATGTGTCTGACAGTACTTAATAAAGAGCTCCGGAATGAGCTTGGCAAGTCGACTTTGGTCAACGAGCGGTCGTGCAATACTTCCTGTCGTGTTTCTCTCGAGAACCCGAGAGGCGTCACAGAGCATCATCTCGGCATGGAATCGACCGCCGTGAAACATTGTTCTGAATCCCGGTGCGTAATATCCATCATAAAGTTCCGGACGGAGAAACTCTTTTGTGAGTCGTACAGCCAAAAGATGATCGAGTTCGGCGATGCTCAATCTCTGACCGGTCCGAAAATTTCTGGATCCAGGGAGTGACTGTGTCATGAGCTCTTTCATGGCGCGAACTTGGTGTGCTCTTTTGGTGTCGACGCCAAAGAGCAGACGCAAGAGAATCTTTGTCGTCCTGGTCAATCCTTTGTATGACAACAATCGTTGAAGATTTTCGGGCGTCATTTGAAAAAGGCGCACTTGACGTCGTGTGAAGAAGGAACATGGGTGGCCGTAGGTTCGGGCGACACGCCAGTTTGTCGTGACATAAAAGTGGCGGGTCGATCCAGGGACCATGCGACACCCCACCTTTTGTCCCTTGTAGAGTTTGGTCCCCTTGGGAAGGACCGTCTCTGCAAAAAACATCTCTACTAAGAGTAACGAAAAAATGTCAGTCGCTCGGTTCATCGGAATGTTGATGCGTTCGCGTGAGCGCGCCCACGTCTTTCATTTGACCACCCCGTCGTTTGCGGAGCACAAGGCGCTCCAGGCGTACTACGAGGGCATCGTGCCTTTGGTTGATGCTTACGCCGAGGCGTACATGGGCAAGTACGGACGTCTCGGTCGGATAGCAATTCCCCGGAATCGTACGACGCGTCGTGGAACGCCGCGCGCTTATTTCAGACTGCTTCTGACGCGTATTCGAGCCATGAAGCTTCCACGGGACACGTATCTTCGGAACATTCAGGATGAGATTGTGGCCCTTGTTCGTTCGACTTTGTATATGCTGACGTTAAAGTAAAAGTTCTTTTTCATTTTATGAAAGTAATTTCATATAGTCTTTGGGGTACAAAACCTTTGTATCTCCATGGAGCGATCGTAAATGCACGACAGATTCAGGAGCATTTTCCTGATTGGACCATGTGGGTCTATCACGACTCAACCGTACCTTGGGAGACACTGAACGAGCTTCGAAAGTTTGAGCACGTCAAGTTGATTCAGGTGAACGATGAATCCTATGGGATGTTTTGGCGTTTCAGACCTCTGTTCGATCCGGATCTAGACGCCGTACTCGTCCGTGATACAGATTCTCGTTTTACATGGCGAGACGTACGATGTGTCAACGAATGGCTCGAAAGTCCTTACAGATTATCAGTCATTCGAGACCACCTCGAACACTACAAGGTACCAATTGCCGGTGGCCTTTTTGGACTTAAAGGTGGTCCGCTACCTTTTGGACTTTTAGCCGTAATGAACTGTTATGCAAAACATCATTCTTATAACGCGGACCAAATTTTTCTAGGTCATAATGTGTGGCCAATGTTTCAAACAAATTGTCTAATTCATGGATATCTTGAAAATGAATGGATGAAAGAGTCAAGAACTGATGAAGACCATATGGGAAGAGGATATACTGTAGACGAAAAACCTCGAATGGATCACGGTATATAAAAATTTAAACATATTTTAAATAAATGAAGTACTATGTCATTCATTATCCAAAAAAACCTGAAAGAAAACGTCTTTTATATGAACAGTTTAAACGTAGAGGTATATCATTGGATGATGTAACGTGGATCGAGGGACTAAATAAAGATGACCATTTTATTCATTGGATCAAAAAAAGAACAAAAAGTCCTATGCCACTTGGTCAAATTTCTTCGAGTACGAAACAATATACAATTATGCAAATGATTGTCAGAGATAATGTACCCGAGGCTATTATTTTTGAAGATGATGTTATAATTCATCCAGAGTTTACAAAGGTTATCCCAAGTTCTCCATCTGGATTTTTACGTCTTGGAATTGGAGTTGGTATTCTTGAGCCAACGTGTCCTCGTCCCTCTCACGAAACGACGTATGTTATCCAAAATCCTGGTGGATGTGAAGCATTTTGGGTTACACAAGAATTTGCAAAAGGATATATGTCTAAAGCAAACTTTGATTACAGTATTGATATGACTCAGATGGCGTATCTAAATCATATACTTAATCAACCTATGCTTTGTCGGTATGTATGTTATCAAACTTCACTCAAGAATAGTGCCGATTCGTCAACTGGTACTTGTCCAGGGGATTGGATTTCCTACTGTAAAAACTTTTCTAAACTAACAAACTATGATTTTACTGAACTTGTAAATGAATACAAATCTAACCATATCATGATGAAACCTCAAAAAGGTCACGGTCTCGCGAATACACTTATTCACCTTTGTGACTTTTTTTCAAATAACCCAAATGGTGTAGTCCATGAGAGTATATGTGACTATGAACTCGGTAGATGGCTTACTTTCAAGTTTCCTATAACAAGCCAAGAGTGTATAAATTCTTATACTCCGAAAATTATTATCAATACGTATACTATTCAAAATGTTCACCCTATGATAAAAATGCTTGTAGAGCCTTCACACGAACTCGAAGAAGTTCTGAAGATGTATAAACTTGATGTTCAGGCTGGAATTCATATTCGAAGGGGATCTTGTGCAAAGGACAGTCGCCTGACTGTAGAAAATGACGGTGATGTTTATGCAAACGATGAAGCAATTTCCAAGTTTGTAGAAATTTCAAAAGGTTTAAGTTCATACTTTTTAGCAAGTGATTCACCTGAAACTAAAAAACTGTTTCCGGAGGCGAAAACACTTGATACGACAATTGCAGTAGTGCATGGAAACTGTCCTCATTTATCTACGAAAGATCGAATAAACGTTTTTGTCGACTTTTTTTTGCTCAGTCGCTGTCCTAAAGTATATATCACCGGTGGAAATTTTCCTGGTTTTCCTGGATTGTCAACATTTGGGTACATGGCGGCTATTTATGGTGGAGTTCAGTTTATACTTGTTTCGAATCAATAGTAATAAATCGATTAAATTCATTTTTCCCTTGACTACAGTACCCACGAACATATCTATGCATAAAAGTTTTTTCAATTGGCCTTAGTTTCATAAGCTCAATAAGCCATGCGAATGAACTGTCAAACCCATGATACTCTACAGCTTTTTCAATAAGAGTACAGTAATCAAATATATTATCAGACTCGATAGGAAATTCACCTTTATTAATTCGAACAATAGGAAGATCCGTATGCACATTTATTTCATTTTCGTACCTACTTTTATCATCATGAACTATTATATACTTGTCTGACCCTAAGAAATCAACTACTTTTCTGTAAAATTTTTGTTCTCTATCACGGCTTCGCAAAACAAAAAATTCTTCTCGCATGATACTTGGATCGAGTCCGGCATTCATATAAAATGACTCACACCAAATGTTCGATGTGTCCCACCCTGGTCCAAAAAATATACCAGTTCGAATAGTGACAGGCTCTTGTTTGTCCCAAGCTTCCTGATCATTTTCAACTGGAACAAATGTTACATGAGGACCAAGATCCCTAAACATATATTGGACACTTTTTAGATTTTGTTTTTTTACAAATGTGATGATGTTATATAGTTTACTTAGCTGACGAATCATCCCATTACATACAAAATGATCACCCATACCCATATGCGTAAGTACACCGATTGTTTCTTTTGGGTTGTTCATATATTCGGTATATTGTTTCTCTTCTGCAATTTTTGAATCCAAGTTTAACTTGTGTTTTATACTTGCGCGCCTATCATTTGTTAAATATACAAGGCGTGCGAGTCTAACAAAGTATGGTCCAAAATCTTTGTTAAGTTCACAGAGGCGAATTTCATTCTCGATATCCCAAATGATTCTGTTTACATTTTCGAGCTGGGTAATATCGTGGGTGACATGCTTTTCGATCATATAAAGTTCGTTACGAACATGTTCAAGTTTTTTAGGATCCGATATGTACTCGTTTTTTATTTTTAAAATAGAAACTCGGTCGGCTATGTCGCCTGGGGAAAGTTCTAAAAGAACCATATAAAGATACATATGTAATATCCTTTATATGGAGGAGGGTCAGGTTACTCCATGGTCAAGTTTCGGAAAGGCAATTTTTGAAACGTGTATTAAAAATGACGTGCTAACATGTGTGGATGTTGGTGCTTGGAATGGGCGTGGTACAACACAATGTATTATGAAAGCTCTTAATGAAAAGAAAAAAGGTCATCTTTACAGTTTTGAAATTGACGACGTAATGTTTTCAAAAGCTTCGCTATTTTGGGAAGGAAATTCACAAATTACACTTTCCAAAAGTCGTGTATGTGAAAAAATGATGTCAATTGACGAAGTGATTAATCATCCAAACTACTCTAATATATCTTCTTCGAACTGGATGGAATGGTATATGGGCGAGAAGAGAATTTTCGAAAAGTCAGAAGTTGGCTCACTCCCAGAATTGATTGATTTTGTCGTTATTGATGGTGGTGAATTTTCTGGAAATGGTGACTGGGAGGCTGTCAAAATGAAAAATCCACGATATGTCGCACTTGACGATGTTTATACAGTAAAAACATCTTTTATTAGAGATTCTCTTTTGTCATCAGAAGATTGGAAAGTGATTGCGGAGGGGTCAGACCGGAATGGATGGATAATTCTTGAGCATAAAAATTGACTCTCGTCTATGAACAATATAAGGGTGTCCCAATCTGGCGAAACACAGTCCAGGTAAACATATATATGGAACATTTTTGTAGGTTGGTAAAAATTCCTTCGGGCAACGAACTATAGGAATACACCCACACACCTGTGCTTCCCAAAATCGATGCGTGTCGATGCCATTACCCATAGGACATAGAACGTACTTATATCGGGCCATATCCTTCATATAAGTTTCAAAGTCAGTTTTTTGACTATGGGAAACAAAATTTTCTCTCTCATGTGGGTTTGTATCGGGCGAAAAATTTGTGTAAACCTTTTCCATCTTTGGAATTTGTTTGAGTTCGTCTGAATATTTTTCACAAAAATCCAGTTTACTTTGTGTATCTTCTAACCCAATAGGTATATGTTTAAGTTTGGGGTGTTCAGTGCAGACATTTTGGGCACGCCATTCAATGAGCAATGGATTTTCCAAAAGTTTGAATAATTCCTGATCAGTAAAAAAGGTACTTGGTGAATAGTCACTCAATCCACTAACAAGTACAAAACGTTTCTGACCTCGAAATTCATGAAAAAATTCTCTTATAAAATCAGTCTTGACAAAAATACTCTGCCCTTCTTCATAATCAATCTGACTACCAGGTGAATATACATGATTGCAGTTTCTGCGATGTCCTTCTTGTGTGACAAACATCTTTATTTAAAAGTAAACATCACTTTTAAATAATGATCATCGACACTTTTATGTTTTATAATGAACTTGACGTTCTCGAATGGCGTCTTAGAACACTTGATTCATATGTTGATATTTTTGTCCTCGTAGAATCAGAAGTAACACATGTCGGTTTACCAAAAGAACTTGTCTTTGAAAAGAACAAAGATCGTTTTGCAGAGTGGCTTCCAAAAATTCGACATGTTATCGCGAAAAATATGCCTATAGACAAAAATCCGTGGTCACGTGAAAAATACCAGAGACATTGTATCCTTGAAGCTATTGAAGATATATCTGATGATGCTCATGTGATGGTTTCGGACGTTGACGAAATTCCAGACATGACCAAACTTATTCCAATGCCAACAAAAACAACAACATGTCATATGCACATGTTCGAATACTCATTTGCGTACACATTCACTGGTGAACCTTGGTTTGGTACAGTTGTAACTGATGCAAAGTCATTCAAAAAACTCGGACCAAATTTTTTTCGGGACAACCGGTGGCGGTTTCCATACATAGTGTTTGCAGGATGGCATCTCAGCAGTTTTGGTGATGCCGAACATGTATATAAAAAAATTAAAACGTATGCACATGCGAATGACCCCGGGAGACATGAACATCAAACAATTGATGATGTGAAACATATGCTAGAAAAAGGAATTCATCATTCAGGTGGAAAACTTATACAGACTCCAGAAGGAACTTCGCTTCCACCTGGTTATTTAAAAACTAGACTTTAAAATTAATTATGCGAGCTGCAATAATCACTGGTATAGCTGGTCAGGATGGTTCATTTTTAACAGAGCTTTTAATTGAAAAAGGATACACAGTTTATGGAATTGTACGTTTTTCAAGTTATTCAAAACCAATTATAAAACATGAACGTCTTTTCATTCTTCGTGGAGATTTAACAGACTCTCCATTTATTTGCTCTGTAATTAAAGATGTTTCAAATGATCCAAAATGGGATCGCATAGAAGTGTATAATTTGGCTGCACAGTCACAAGTAAAAGTTTCTTTTGAACAACCAGAATGGACCACACGTGTAAACGCGCTTGGTCCATTAAACATTTTAGAAGCGATTAGACAGACAGCGGATTCTCGTTTTCGTTTTTATCAAGCTGGAACATCTGAGATGTTTGGAAAAGTTAGGGAAACCCCGCAGTGTGAAACGACGCCATTTTATCCAAGAAGTCCATATGGATGTGCCAAGGTGTATGCATACTGGATTACTAAAAATTACCGTGAGGCATACGGTATGTTTGCATGTACCGGAATTTTGTTCAATCACGAGTCGGAACGCCGTGGTGAAGAATTTGTCACACGTAAAATTACAAGGGCTATCGGACAACGACAGTTTCCGATTCGTCTCGGAAACATTGAAGCACGTCGCGATTGGGGATACGCTCCAGATTATGTAGAAGCAATGTGGATGATGCTTCAACTTGATGAGCCTGAAGATTTTGTCGTATCAACTGGTCAAAACCACTCTGTAAGAGAATTTGTCGAAAATGCATTTCGTGCCACTGGAATTGAAATTGTATGGGATGGATCTACTGGTAAACACTCAAACACTGGTGAAATTTTGGTCACTGTTGACCAAACAATGTATAGACCGACTGAAGTAGATGTACTTGTAGGAGATTCAGGATATTTTTTTAAAAAAACTGGATGGAAGCCGAAAGTTTCATTTGAAGAGTTGGTGGCTAAAATGGTAAAATCAGATGAACTACTTTTTCTTAACAATAAGTTGCTGTCCAATGTGTAAAATTTCAGGTTCATACACTTTTACGAATGACTGTATTCCGCGTCGTGGGTTTCTTAGATCAAGAATATCAGTGCCACCGACACACCAACAGTAGTCGTCGAAAATTAAAATACCACCAGGACTTAAGAGTCTCCAACTCAAAACCGCATCTTCAAGAACATCCTGGGAATAATGAGATCCGTCAATATAGATAAAATCAAATTTAGTTTCACATGGTATCTGTCGGACAATTACACCCGATTCACCTCGTAAAATAGTCACACGGTCTTTATAGCACTCTATATTTTCCATAAATCTCGAATACAAGTTATTTTTTTCTTCGTCTGTATGTTCTGGGCTTCCTTCCCATGTATCCACGCATGTCACGTGAGCTTCTGTATTTTCAAGTATCCAACATGTAGAACGCCCTTCAAACGATCCAATTTCTAAAACATTCATTGGTCTACCATTTTTTTCAAAAATATTTTTCCATGATGGAATATATCCAGTAAACCAATCTACTGTAAAAGTCATTTTTAATAATTGTTTCTATTCTCTAAATGTAAATAAACGACACTCCTCCTCAAGTGATACATCATCTATCCGGGCATACTTGGCCTTGAGACCGAGCAGGCGCCGAATCTCGTCCCCGTCCAAAAACTTGAAAAACTTGCGCTTCTCTTCAAGGTTCCGAAACGGAAATTTGCGATCTTTGAGCGCCTGGCACACCGGCCATGTCGCGCCCCGAAGTTCCCAAAGCTCCGCCTCGAGTGCATCCAGTCGTTGAAAAATAAACTTGTTCGTCTCGTCCATAGAGAGACGGCGTCACACTCTTTTACTTGGCTATTCCTCCCATCCGAAGCATCATGAGTCCACACGAAATGAGTGCGATACCAAGATACTGTGTCCAATGATGAAGTCTCTCTCCAAGTATGACGTAAGCTGCAATCGACTCGACAATTCCAGAGATGCCGTCCCACATCCCGTTGACCCATAGGACGTTGCCTTGTTTGAGCGACTGGATCAAAAAGAAGATGACACCGACATAGCCCATCAAACCCTTGCCAAAGTTGAGTGCGCCACCCTCCCTGGCGAAAAATTTAAACTGAAAGTCTCCAAAAATCTCAAACAGTGTCGCGAGTGTAATGTTCGCGACACTCATTCCTATTCTGGATAAAGAAAATAGATGCCTATCTTTGTAAATGGGTGACACGATCACCTCTCGTTTTCTCAAGGCGTTCGATGCAAAAAACCCAAAACATGTGCGGTGGCTCCAGCACCTGACGTCTCTTGGCGAGACGATGGGCGACCCGAACAAGCATCAGACGCTCACGGCCGAGCTCATGTCCAACCCAATGAAAGTCAAGGTTGACCACATCGACGCGCTGGACTTTCCGCACATTCATTTTGTACTGTCAGCCGCCTACTCCAAGGCGGTCCTGACTGGCAAGGCGTTCATTCCAATCCCAGAAGATAATCCAGCTGATGAGCGTAAAATTCTATAGGCACGTCGAGTGACACGAGCTCGCCGTTGATTTTGAATCCAGCCTCGATCGGCATAAGACGATTTAGCGTCACCATGTCCAAGTAAGCTTTGACACAGTACACTTTGAGAGACTCCATCACCCACGGTCGAATCTCGACAAGCTCTGGGCGACCAATACGTTGAGGACCAGGCTCGAGATGAAAATCAAACATGGTCACGGACGGCCATTCCTTTTTTTGGCGCACATGCCGTTCAATCATGTGCGCCATAAGAAGTGCATCCTCGTGGCGTTTAAACACCACCGCGGACGTTTTCATATTTTGGTGCGAGGTTCGCCATGCAAAAATCTGATTCGGTGAACTATGCAGAGTATAAACGCGTTGAGACTCCTCCTTGGTCGTAATGAGCTTAGGAGGCGGGCGAACAATGGTGAGAGACATTAGATGCTTGCTGAGAAGGACCGCTTATTCTCTAGACGGTCCGCGACAGTGTCCGTCTCCTGACCCTTGTAACCTGCATACGAGCGCGTCAGAACAAGCCAGAGACCGACCAGACCGGCTGCAAGCCACACCGCCTGATTCTTCATTTAGTTTTTGACAAGATTTTACTCGGGCGACAACCGACTCCAAAAGTTATCCGGTGTCCTGATTTCTTCTACAGGTTCAGGTTCAGGTTCCGGAACCGCAACTTCAGTTTCCTTTTCAAGTTTTTTCAGTTCGTACATGATATCTGCGAGAGTCAGACGTTCGCAAATGTCATCCACGTCAAGGTCCTGACCTCCCTGGGCCTTGACCAAAAGTTCTGCAAAGACACGCTTTGGGCGTGTCATTTTTTAGGATCTGAGATAAAAGCTCGTTTTCTGAGACGCATTAAGTGCCGTTTGAAAGTCTGGATTGTTCATCACGCACTCACGAATGAGGACCCAGAGATCCTTTCGGCCCTGAATTCCTTCGAACGTGTCCCAGGCAATTGCGGTGTTTTCGTCATGATTCTTTTTGAACGGCACTTGACTCTGTTCCATCTTCAACTTTTCTTCGTCGAAGCGGGCAACGACATTCGCCTGTTCCTTGGACGTCAAGGGAAGATCAATGACGTACACGTGGTACGTACTGACGGATCCTTCGTCGGCGTCGGTATCTCCAGGACCTTTGTAATCCGTCGTGAAACGAAAGTACGAATAGGCACCCTGTTTTATATCGAGCGTCCCGCGAGTCTCTTCATGCAACTCACGAATTGCACAACGTAAAGGATTGTACACCTCGCGGCGTCGACATCCACCCGTGACGAATGTCCATTCTTTATATCGTCGATCGTGAACAATGAGCATGTGTGGTCGATTCCCTATAAAGGTGACCGGAACCGCAATCGCTTTATGTTTCTCGTGCAACATATCTGAACTGGGACAACATATTAATCTGTGAATCCTCGCGTGCAGACCCGGTAGCTGGAACTGATCGTGGAACGCGAGTCGGCTCAATGTACTCGGACAGTGTACGGCTTGACGGATTATACGTCACGAGAAAAATGAGTCCGATGACCAGAAGCCACTTCCAAATTTGCATCCTACTTAAGAGCTATACAAAAGTGCGCCCATGCCATTCTGCACCCGGAGCACGTTGTAATTGACGGCATAGACATATCCGGACGTCGGACCCAGACTGTTCGCCAGCAGCGTGTTGACTGTGATTGTGGATGGAGTTACTATACGGTACGTGTCAATACGCGAAAAGTTGAGTGTACCAGTCGGCTGCAACTTGGCCGTATCCAGGCAGAAGGGTACGATCGCCACGTTCGAGGCACCAGCGCCGTTTGGTACGTAACCGTACGGCGTGTGGTAATACTGATTGGCGTCTACCCACTGGAGAAGTGCACGAGACTCGCCAATGTCCACGCCGTTCACCTGCGTCTTGAACTGAAGAGCCGATGCTGCGGTGGCACTCTGTCCCGCATACACCGTGGCGTAGTTGTTCGAGGTGAACGCCAAATATTTGACGGGGTGTGCAAACGCCAACTCCATCACGGATGCGGACGGCACAAACTGTCTCTGTACCTGGGTCACGAGCATGTCGTGTGGGTTCTTGGCAAAGAAATCACGTTCAGCCTGATCCAGGTAGATGAAGTTGGACCAGAGAATGTACTGAAGACTGGAATACGTCTGTCCTGTAAGAGCCGTTGCACCAGAAGTGGCCGTCAACCCAAGATTCGAAGACCACGTGATGCGAATCTCAACGTCGTGATACTGAAGCGCCACTAGAGGCAGTGCGGACTGCCAGTCTTTGCAGAAGAAAAACTTGAGCGCCTGGAACGAGTTGACGTTCGAACCAGGATTCACACCACCAGTGTAGCCACCAAGTAGACGCTGGTTGTACGTTGCGGCACCAGTGATGGGCTCGACCAAATTCATAAAGACAGAGTCCTGAGTGTCAATCACCTGACCGCCGATGAGCAACTCCACCTTGTCAATCACGTTCGAGGTCCAGTTGATGTTGGGCACAAGGGCGCCGTTCGAGTCACGTGCCGTAATGTACACGTAGCTCAACAGGTCACCCTTCTTCTCGAAACGCACAGTCGAGATGCCGCCTGCAGAGGGGGTACCAGTGACAAGCTGGCGCTCGACCGAATTGGCAAAGTGCGTGTAGCGCTTGTACGACGATCTATAAAACGACACCTCGGGTTTTCCAGTGAGATAGACGTCCTGAGCACCGAGAGCAACGAGCTGAACAATGCCACCGCTCATTTACCAAGAGTCAACCTTTTTTTTACGAGGCATAGTCGGCAAACGCCGGCTGAGCCAGAGGATTTGTGGACCGGACATCCTTTGCCAGATTGAGATCCATCGGAGTTTTCGTTCCCTTGAACACATTGAGTTTGTCGTACTGTGGCGGAATGTAACGATAGTTGTTTCCGCCGTACGCAGGACGAACAGGCAGGGGGCCAGCCTCGAGACGAGTTGTCGTACCAGCGCCAACCATACCAACCGGATCCTGGCGAACATTCATACGACCAGGATTTCCAGCCCGATCCGGATTGACACGGTTGTTTGTGTTGCGCGTCTGTGTATTGTCCAAAAGAGTACTGTCGTACGCCTGTGTGACATAAAAAGCCGCCGGGCCGTCTCCAAGGTTGTCATCACGGTATCCCGTCTCCTGACGGTTCGTCGTCCGGCGCGTCTTCTGAAAGTCCGGACGGCCCTCGGGTGCGGTAAGGGCGCCACCTTGGCCCTGGCCACGATTCTGAATCGGGTCACGGTGCCACGCCTTGGTGGGTTTGGCGTGATGCGTAATCTCACCCATGGTGGTTCCACCATTCTTCACAAAGGCGGATGCAGGACCGCCCCAATTTCCTGGAAGGTTGTGCAGGCGCTCCTCGTTCATGTTGTTGGGCAAAACCCGGAAAAACTGCTGGAAACCACCAGCCGCCGGAACATTCGGATCCAGACCGAGACCACGACCAACATACACCTTGTCGGCCGGATTCAGGTTGTTCATCTTGTTCGTCACATTTTGGCGGTTCGTCAGGTCATAGACGGGCTGTCCAAACGGGAACCGCTTTCCGTCTTGGGTCCAGGCGTCACTCATGTTCGGAACAGCCTCTTTGGGAGGAAGACGCCAGTCGCCAGAAAACCCACGGCCTGTGTTCGGCGCCGAGTTTTTCTTGTCGAGTTGGAAATCTTGCTGAGCAAATTGGTCCGTCTGTATGAGGTCCATACGAGTCAGCGGGACAGGGGGTTCGTCAGGGCCAGTCACAATCGTCTCATCCTTGGCGTCTCGGATTCGTTTCCCTGTGTAAACGAGTCCGACGACGGCGAGAAGAGCAAGCGGGTCCATATTACTTTACATTTAGATCTTTTTCATTCCGTAACGCTGAGCAAAAGAGTCAGACTGATAAAGAGCATAGGTGCTCACGGGGTCCTTGAGCTGGACACGAATCTCTGGTTCGACGCCATAGAGCACCGGGAACTCAAACTTTTGGGCCGTCCAGTATTTGTTGTTGCGGCTGGTTGTCTGAGACCGAAGTGCGTCATCGAGCATCACCATATCAACATAGTTGGTGTTTTTCGGGCCAAGCCAAATACCATTCTCGAGCATCAGATCGCTCGTGCCCAGGTTAGAACTCGGCATCCTTACATTGGGTCAGTATTTTTTTAGCGTGAGGTTCCATTACCGCCACGAAGCTGAACACGTTCTGGGAATCGAGAATAAAAGTTATTTTCGGGATCGCACGCCTCTGGAGTGTCACGGCACTGGGGCGCAAACGGACGTCCATAGGCCGCCTGAGCAAAAGCCGCCTGGTCATTCGGAATTGTGGTACTCGCCGTCGTGTAAAAATTGCGCTCGGCGTCACGAACCTTTTCAAAAGGGTGAATACGAGCCCACTCATTTTGAACCTCCTGGCGCATAGACGGATACCACGCTGCAGGGTCTTTATCTGTCGGCTCACCGAGGAGATAGTTGGCCATGGGGTTGTCGTAGGTTGGCATACTGATTCCCTTGATGGATGGCGTGACGAGTGGTACACGTGGTCCGTCAGGTATCATTCCCTTCATGTAAAACATGTACAGGACACCAATGACAAGTGCACCGAGTGCTATGACTCTTGGGTCCCGACGGATAACAAGCACAAGGATTGTGGCGTATATAATAAAGCGAGTCGTCGCTTCAACACGTTCCTTTGCAGTCTGGGTCGTCGAAGGCCAAAAATCCATCAGACTCTCTTTGCGAAAGAGGTCCTCCATTACATCATTCTGAGATTACTTTTTCGCCTGAGGCTCGAGAAAAGAAGACATGATGCTCTTGAGCATATCCTCGTTCAGTTCAGAGTTTCCATCCGTAATATCCTTGGCGCACTTTTGAGCAACCGACTCGATCATCGATAGCGTCTCGGCCGGCAGTGTCATGATGGTTGTCGCCAGAACATACAGCGTCTGAATGTACTGCCAAATGGTTGACTTGGTCGACTCGGGGAGATCGTCATTCCACACAGACGCAATGTTCAGACGCTTCATGAAAGGGATGGTGTCCGCGTGCTCCTTGAAAAACACCTCGTCGCGCGCCATCACATGCGAAATATGCGGCGTCACAGACTCCATAAAACTCGTCATCGGCTTGCGCGGGTTCGTCTTGCGCAAAATCTGAAAGTTGGTCTGGAACGACTTGAACGACTTTTCGTTGGGAAAAGTCAGAACCAGCTCGTCCAGAAACTGCTGGAGCATGTCATTGAATGCCGAAATGGTGGTGGCCATTACTGTAAGAGGGATATTTTACTTTATCTAAACTTCCAAATCTTAACACCCGTCTTATTTTCAAGAATTTTGTAATTCTTTTTTGCATTTTTTAGTTTCAAATTGAGAGTCTTTTTGTTTCCGGGGACGAATGGAATAAATCCTGCATGTCTGGCAATCTGGAGTTCACCCTCAATATTTTGCATCTTTTCAAAAGCCTTTACTTGACTGTTTAAGTTTTTCCAAAAATTCGCGCTCATTTATATATACCAAGAAAATTAACGAGAACGTGAAAGAATTCGAGCAGCCAGAATGTTTCGGCGCGTCAGAGGTGGCTGAGAACTTATTCGTGTCCTGAAAGCATTTGATGCCAAATAATTGGCAGTCATGTAATTTAATAAAAATCGACGCATATAAGGAGTCAATACATTTCTATATGGACCGAGTAGTTCTCTCAATGCAGCAGTTTGAAGTTGACGAGCGTGCGCTCTCTGATTCGCACTCATGTTCCGGGAAATATTTGCAGGGGGGAATGCGAGCATAAAAATATACTCAACCTCTCATCTTCTGTTATTACTCATTTATTAAATGTAAGAAATTAATAAGGTTCGGTCGAAATGGTTTCGCGTGTTCCAGTGCCTCTCGAGACGATAATGTACACGAGGACCGCCACCAAAAACGCAGGTTTAAAGTAGGCCGAGTTGGCAAGTTTCTCCTTGTTCATGGTCGCCTTGATGTGCACATACGCCACAACTGCCGCCCCCGCAAGAACAGCCGCCTTGAGTGGATCACGGAACCAGTCGTCCATACTACTTGTACTGACGAGAATTATTTCTTGTCTGGCGCGTCGTCAAATAGCGTCTCGTGATGTACCGGGACGGTTTTTGTCTCACCCTCGGGTGGTTTTTCGGATGGCGCAGTGGCTTCAGCGACAGCTGTTTCGACTGCTGTCGTATTCTCCGTCTCTGGAGTTGCCGCCTCTGGTTCTGCTTCAGTCACCTCTGGAGTTTCAGGCTCTGGGAGAGGATCTGGTTCCGGAAGAGATTCCACTGGGTCAACGGGTGCCGTCTGCTCACCCATGTCCAGGCCGTCTCCGAGAACCGAAGGAATATACGTGTCTAAAATTTGCTGCACGGGCACAAAATCTTCCACAACCTCGTGCACCGACTTGGAGATGCGCCCGTGAATCGCAGTCCGTCTGTCCGTCTCGGACATTTCGTCCACCATGATGTATGGGTCGTCATAAAGAGACTTGGCGACCGCGATGTAGCACGAGTGAACAAAGACGTCATTTGTCGGCAACTTGATGTTTAGTTTTTTCGACTCGGATGTAATTTTGACGGCCGACATCACCTTGACAAGAATGACAAAGACGGCTGCAAGCAAATTTGGAAACATCGCACACGTCTTGATGATGTTGTCCGTGTGCTGCTTGACAATGGTGTTGTTCCAGTTTTGCACCTCCTTGAGGAGCGCCTGGTATTGCAGAAGCACCTTGCGCCCCTGGGACAGCTTCTTCGCCTCCTGGAACAAGTCAAAAAATGCAGTCGTCATGACGGGCGCCATGGCACTCACAAGCTTAGCCATGTACTTGCGCTCAGCTTCAACAAGAACGTCCATTGATTATTAAAGCTTTTATTTTTACTTAAAGGAGCCGCACATGAAGCAGAAAATTCCACTGGCTTTGCGTGAACAAGTATGGTTGTTGCATCTCGGCGACAGGCTCTTTAAACATAAGTGCATGGTTTCGTGGTGCGAAAACATCATTACACCCTTTACGTTCGAGGTGGGGCATAACATCCCAGAAAGTAAGGGTGGGTCTACCGACCTAAACAACCTCAGGCCCATTTGCGCCAAGTGTAATAGGTCGATGGGAAGCGAATATACGATTGATGAATTTTCTTCTCTGTCTCAACGTCGAAACGTGGCACACCTCTGGGAGTGCTTCACATACACAAAAAAATCTCGTCCAAGTTTAAATGCCGATAGTTCCTCGTAAAAAAAGAACTCCGCGCCCAAAAACCTCTCCGAATATCCGTCTTCTCGTTCGAAAGATGATTGAAAATATGAAGGCTCATCGTAACCTTCAGGGACGCATGTCGGCTGCACGTACTCTTACGGCACTTCGTAAAAAATAAAGGTGTGAAACTTTGGTTTTTAAAATGGTAAGTGCGTACAAAGAAGCTTATACAGGAATCAAGTGTCAGTCTTACGATAAAAACTTTTTTAAATTTGGTCAGTTTTCTATCGTAATAATGTCATTCGAAGTTGTTAATCAATGGTACATTTGAATCAGGACAAGCACCTGGAACAAGAGTCCGATGCCGATCCACCAAAAGATGAAATCATCACGCCAGTCTCCTTTCGTGGCGCAGTCGCAGTCGTGTCGCCAGAGAGCCGGTACGTATGTCAAAACTGCGTAGAGGTATGCTACATAAAATGGAATGACAAACATCAAATTTCTCAAGTACTGTTTCACGAACCTAGGCTGAACCAACAAAAGAATGGAAAGAGCAAGAGCCGCTACGGAATAGTACTTGATAAAGTCGCGACGCCAGTCAGTCGAACAGCTGCACCCAGACTGTTCGAGTTTTCGTATCCAGGATAGGACAATAGCCTGAAAAATGGCACCAGAAATGGGAATAAGACTATGCATTTATATTGAGTACATAATTTTTTCTTGTGTTGTTCCATCTTAGTCTATGCAAAACATTATTGCTACTTATATTTACAAAGTTTGGACGATTACGATTTCCCCCAAAAGATATCAACCATGGGCCGTATTGTATATGTCCTACATTTGCATTTCGAGGCAATCTATGTCTAACTGTGGACAATTTGAGTTCTAAATCCCTTTCTATAGCTCGAAGAGCCTGACGAATCCAGTTTGATCTGGAGTTTTGAAGTTTTCTCGCCTGATTTGTTCTCGGAGGGGTCGTCGGGCGCATGTCTATCTTTTGGCGCGAATTTTATTCGCCGTCCGGGCAAGACTGGCAAGACCGGACATGTCCTCCTCCTGCGAGTGATCAATGACAACTGTGTGCGTCGATGGTTCCGGTTTTGACCACGAGACGTGAAGAGAGGTTGGTGTCACCAGACGCGTCTTGTATCCGAGTCGAGTGAGTTGCCGCTGAATGTACGCAGTCGCGACCGAAACGTCGTAGACTGGGTAGCCTATGACAAATGTCGGTGTCGTGAGAATCAGGTCGTGGCTGCCAAGCGAGGCGGCGTTTGAAATTTTTCGCGAAAATTGTTCGAGAATTGCTTTATATGTCGCTTTTTTGACATCGAGACGTTTTCGCTCGCGTTCGGCGAGTTCACGCGCAGTCACAAACATACTGTGACAGAACAAAAACGATCTAGGCAATCACCGCATCGGAAAATTCTAATGCACCAGGTCCAATGGTTCCGGCGGCGTTCATGGCTGCAATCGATTTT